CTACAAATCTGAGAATGCTTATGCGGTGGTCAGTCGCACCATTGAGAATGGTAGATACGCTAGCTATAGCTCAGAACATTACATGCAGTGGAGCGGTAAGCTGGCTACTGCGGTCAAGAAAGCTGCGGCGGCACTGACACCGTGGTCAGTATATGAGATGGCTGCGGTGCACTGCCGTAACTATGAGGCATCACGCAACGAACAGGTGAGCGAATCAGACGGTAAATTGAAACAGTTGTTTCGAGAGTTAGGTGCAGGTCGAAGCACAATGGCGTGGCGTGCTTTGCGAAATATGGGGGACTTGATACCGGACTTGGATGTCCGTTCTAAGATACAGGACATAACACGTCAGAAAGAAGATCTGGATAGCCTTACATCTGTTGGCGCTAACCCGATGTTCGTACATATCTGTGAGGATCATCGTGGCAATCAGCGGTTAGCGACGTTGAGAGTGCACACGCGCTACAGTGCCATTGAAACAGACGAGCAACCTCAGTATTTCAATGAGTTGAGTGACGGTTACTCTGATCTGGTCGGCAAGGTCAGCGTGTTGAACATGGCTACAGTCGGTGAGTATGTGTCTGGCGTTGGCATGAAAGCCGCCGAGGATATGTTCTATGTCTGCTAAACATTTCGATACGTTACGCATGATCGAGGACATAGCCACCACGCTGGGCAACCAAAACAAGTTAACACATTTAGGAGCTATCTACCATGCGAAGGTAGAACCCGACAAAGATATATGGCAGTTAACATGTTTAGGTACTGAGTGTATTGACTTGCCGCATGGTGGCATCTATCGTGGTACGGAGACTTTACCTACTGAGTTGCAGGAGAAACTTGCGGTTCTTCGCATGTTGGAACCTCAACAATCCGAAGTGCTTGGTGTAGGGCTGCGGTCTGGTAAAGATAGTTTTTGGATCTACATGTAACGAAACCAGCGCCCACGGAGACAGTTATGGCGGCAACACCAGAATCAAAGGTAAAAAGAAAAGTAGCTGATGCACTAAAGAAGTTAGGTGTTTACTACTTTTATCCCGTAACCGGAGGCTATGGTAGGAGCGGTGTGCCGGACATTGTTGGGTGCTACGAAGGAAGGTTCTTTGGTATTGAGTGCAAAGCTGGCAAGGGGAAAGTGACAACGTTGCAGGCTAGGAACCTAGAAGAGATTACGGCGGCGGGTGGAATTGCTGCGGTGATAAACGAGGATAGCGTGCATACAGTCACGGATATTCTCAACGAGAGAGAAACCGATGAACGTCAGATGACGTTTGATTTTTAGGAGACCAAAATGGCGAATGGAACTAAGGCAGCGAAGCTGCGTAGGTATTTTAAGAGAAACCCTGAAGCGACAGCGAAGGAAGCTGCGGAGTGGGCAAACTGTAGTTACGGTAACGCTTGGACGATCAAAAAAGAGTTCTGTAAAACAACTCCTGTGGTTAGATCCAAAGACTACATTCCAAAACCACAGGTACATAAAACACACCTATCGGACAATGCAATCGAATACGTTGATGGTAGGCCCACTATGAAACTCAAGTTAAAAGAAGAGGTGTTAGCGGAACAGAAAAGGTCATCGTTGGATACGAAGCTGACGGACAATGCACAACGGGCACCGATAATGCAGACGTTGGCAGGCCGGAGTGACGGTAGCACTGCATCCTATTACGAGTTACCTGCTGGGGCGAAAGAGCTACAGGATCTTATTTCGTATAAGAACATGAACGCTCAGATCGGTGAGATTTTCCGTGCGTGTATGCGTTACGGCGAATCATCCCACAGTGATGAGTTACGTGATGCTAGGAAGATCAAGTTTTACATTGACGCTGAGATCAAGCGGTTGGGGGGTTGATATGGATGAGGGTGCAGATCTTAAAGTGTTCTATGTGACCATTGAGGAAACCATTTCAAGGCAAGTGGTGGTGGAAGCAAAGAACGAAGAAGTAGCGCGATACCAAGCCATAGATGATTGCGGTACGACTGTTCGTATGCCCATCACCACAGGGTTAGTTGTTACAGCTATATCTGAAAGGGAGCGGGTGTAGTGCAGCTAATAACCCTAGACTTCGAGACGTACTACGATAAGGACTTCTCACTGTCTAAATTAACCACAGAAGAATACATCCGCGATCCTCGCTTTGAGGTCGTGGGTGTGGGAGTGAAAGTAAACAATGGTGCTACAGAGTGGGCGTCTGGGACGCATGAAGAACTTAAAGAGTATCTTCACGAATTTGACTGGGCCAACAGTATGGTACTCGCCCATAACACTATGTTCGATGGCGCTATATTATCTTGGCTCTTTGATATTCGTCCTCGCGTTTGGCTTGATACTTTGTGTATTGCCCGTGCTCTACATGGGGTGGAGGTTAGTGGAAGTCTCAAAGCACTTGCAGAGAGATACAACGTGGGCGTTAAAGGCACCGAAATACTGAACGGGTTAGGTAAACGTCGAGAAGAGTTTACTGAAGATGAGTTAGATCGTTACGGCGACTACTGCATCAACGACGTAGAGTTGACCTATAGGCTGTTCAGCAATTTTATGTGGGAGGGGTTTCCAAAGAAAGAGTTGCGGGTTATCGACTGCACACTGCGTATGTTCATACATCCCCTGTTAGAACTAGATTTGAATTTACTGGAAGAGCATCTCGATCAGATCAAAGAACGTAAGCATAAGCTGTTATGTGATGCAGGGGTAGAGAAAGAAGACTTGATGAGCAACAACAAGTTCGCAGATTTGTTACGCTCGAAGGGTGTAACACCTCCCACTAAAATAAGTGCAGCCACAGGCAAAGAAACCTACGCATTCGCTAAAACCGATGAAGGATTCAAGAGCCTTATAGAACATTGGGACGCAGACGTACAGACACTGGCTGCTGCTAGGTTGGGCAACAAAAGCACGTTAGAAGAAACTCGCACGCAGCGGTTCATTGACATATCTAGTCGCGGGACTCTGCCGGTTCCTGTGCGGTACTACGCTGCACATACAGGTCGCTGGGGTGGTTCCGATAAGATCAATCTACAGAACCTACCGAGCCGTGGGCCAAACGGTAAGATGTTAAAGAGAAGCATCATCGCGCCTGAAGGATATATCCTCATAGACTGCGACTCGTCGCAGATCGAAGCGCGGATACTGGCATGGTTTGCAGGGCAGAATGATTTGACTGATGCGTTCCGCAAGAAAGAAGACGTGTACGTCAAAATGGCCTCGCGCATTTATGAGATACCCGAAGATCAAGTGACAAAAGATCAGCGGTTCGTTGGTAAGACTACGATCCTCGGTGCTGGGTATGGCATGGGCGCAACCAAATTTCAGGCACAGTTGAAATCGTTTGGAACTGAAATAGATTTGGATGAAGCAAGACGCATCATTAACATATATCGCCAAACAAATTGGAGGATTGGTCATGTGTGGCGGGAAGCTCAGAACATGGTCGTTCGCATGGCACAGGGTGACTCCTACCAGTTTGGCAGGAAAGGTGTGATAGAAGTCATAGGAAACCGGGGAGCCATCCGTCTACCGTCTAAGCTCCTAATGCGTTATGAGGATCTTGTAGGGGAACAGAACGCAGAGGGTACTGAGTACACGTACAAAGTACGCAAAGGTCGGAAGCGAATCTACGGTGGGAAAGTCATAGAGAATGTTTGCCAAGCCCTAGCACGTTGTGTGATAAGCGATCAGATGCTGTTGATAAACAAGAGATATAGAGCAGTGCTGACAGTCCACGACTCAGTTATCGCATGTGTGCCTGAACCTGAAGCGGAAGAGGCACAACAGTATGTTGAACGGTGCATGAGGTACGTACCGTCATGGGCCAAAGGGTTGCCGCTAGAGTGTGAGAGCGGTATGGCATACTCATATGGGGATTGTGAGTGACAAGTTATTACGAAGAAGACGTGGTGCTAACGTCAGATCATTTTAACCATCGTTTAATATGCCCTATCTGCAATGGGGATAATCTGCATCAGCGAGCCGTGGGGGTTTATCGCCATACTCATAATGATAATCAAGGGGTCTTAATTGCCCCAGACGGAGAGTGCACGGTGCACACCAGATTGCACGCAGACATATTGAATCCCTCTGGAGCAAGGGAGGGTATACGAATTAGTTTTTGGTGCGAGCATTCTTGTAAGACACCTGATTTGTTAATACTTCAACACAAAGGGACTACCTATATGGGGTGGGAAAATGAATCATTAGGTAGCCGACTTTGGCCTAATGAAACATGAGCGCAGCGCCGTGGTCATTCAGTAGGATAAAGGCATTTCAGCAATGCCCTAAGCAGTTCTATCACGAGAAAATAACCAAGCAATATCCGTTCAAACAGACTGCGGCGACGATCTACGGCAACCAGTTTCACAGAGCTGCTGAAAAATACATACGTGACGGTGAAGAGTTAGACCCTCGCTTTGAATATGCACGAGGTGCTCTTGATGCGTTAAACGCTAAAGAGGGTGAGAAGTTATGTGAGATCCGCATGGGGCTAACAAAAGATCTAGAACCCTGTAGGTTCGGTGCGAATGACGTGTGGTTTCGTGGTATCGCAGACTTATTGATATTAAATCGTGATAAAAAGTTAGCATGGGTTGTTGACTATAAGACTGGTAAGAATGCAAAATACGCAGACAAAGGGCAGTTAGAGCTTATGGCTTTGGCTACTTTTAAGCACTACCCCGAAGTGGAGACCATTCGGGCTGGACTGCTGTTTGTGGTGAGCAATGATCTGATAAAGGATCGTTACACCACGGAAGAAGAGGAGAAGTTGTGGACTAAATGGTTCGGTGAGTACAGCCATATGGAAACAGCTTTTGAGAACGATACGTGGAACCCCAACCCCAGCGGGCTATGTAAAGCATGGTGCCCAGTGTTGGAATGTCCACACAACGGAAAAAACTGATGCCGTATAAAAATCCTAAAGACCGTAAGAAACAAAAGAACCCGCCTGTCGGCAGTAAGGCGCATGAAGCACGGATGGAGAGACAGCGTGCGCGACGTGCTATGGACAAGGCTGGACGCGATGCCAACAAGAACGGTAAAGCAGATAAACGTGAAGGCAAAGATGTCAGTCACAATAAGATGTTAAGTCGTGGAGGCAGCAACAAGGATGGTGTTCGTGTGGAGAGCAAGAGCGCCAACCGTAGTCGGAATGGAGAAAAGCCTTTGAGAAAAGCTACCGCTAGACCTCGACGCAGGCAGTGAGCGAAGAGATTAAAGGTGTTTTGGCTGGAGTTGGTATTGCTGCTGGCATATACCTTACAGCGTACATTTTATATTTAGTTTCTAAGTGAGGGGCATAGTAGTCGGGTGAGTGGTGGCATCCGACTTCTCCCGAGGCATGGATAAGCCTTGCTAAAGAAAGGGTGAGATGAAGTGCGTTCCCTCACACATCGTCTGATTGGAGCGATGGGAATGAAGCGCCAATCTCGCCGACCACCACAATCAGTTTCGGGGTATGACCCTTTAGTAATAGGGGGTCTCAACCGGATGCTCGGAACAGGCTAACCCTGTTGCCCTGCCCCATTTTTTAACCGCGTGTAGTGGACAACCACTTCGCGCTTTTTTGCATGAAGGGACAAAACATGGGTAACAGATTTACAGTAGCAGATTTTCAAGCCGAGATAGCGCACACGATGCAGAAGCCGTATCTGCGAGTGAGAGGTGTGACGCTTCCTACCAAGCCGCTCTTAAAAAAGATGATAAACGATGTAGCGCCCGCTGCGGCTAGTCAGTTGTTGAACAGTGTCGTCTATGAAGTATCGGAAGACGTGGTTCTAGATACGACAGCCAAAATCGAAAAAAGCACTCGCAGGCAAATGGTTACTAATTTTTGGGAAGCAAGGATTCCACACGAAGATATGTTTATAGCATGGGAATTGCCTAAACCTGTCGATATGGAGGATAAAGGTGAGCAAGTATTCGAGGGATGGCTGATAACTAAAGTACATGGAGAGCAGGCTCTCGCTATACGTGTCGATAGCCCAGTAGAAACACCAGAGACGTTTTACCGTTATCAATACTACGTCGGTGAAGCAGGTGCAGGTGATAAGAGGTTACACATCACCCACCTTCCCACATCCATTGTTAATACAGGTTACTTCGATGCCGCACAAGACGCGCCGTGGGCGGGTTACGAAGCTGAATATGATAACGGTTCCAAAGATGCGGCGGGGCTAACACTCTTCGAGATATTCAAACGCATTGTTGCTATACCTAAGTTCGGTTCTATTGATCCTGTAACGGGTGAGGCCCACGTAAATTATGACGAGTGGGCGCACGATTTAAGTTCTGATGAAAAGCGTATGCTTAATCAAATCTCTGCTATGCCAACCAGTTTTCCAGAGGGTGACTTCGACCCTCATCTTGGCGCTGCGAGGTTCATGCAAAGTGCTATTGAAGAAGAAAACGTCTATGTAATACTGATGATTAAGTCTTTCTCAAAACTCTTGGGGTTTATAGCCGCACAAAACTTTAACTGGGTGTTCACAGAACCTGTATCTCGCGGCAAACACACGAAGAACATTAGTAGTCGGATGCAACCTCGCAACCGCCACTACAAACTTGAGATCAAGCTACCCAAAGAAAAACAAGTTATAGAGGGCAAGCAAACTCAACGCACCCGTGAGTTTGGTAACGCACTGCATGAGGTGAAAGGTCATAAGAGAGAGTACAAAAATGGGCGAGTGATATGGATTGACGCGCACCGACGCGGCGATGCGAAGTACGGCATCGTCACTAAAGACTACGTGTTAACGAAAGATAAGAAGGGTGATAAATGAAAGTCATAGACAACAAGGCGCTTCTACTGCGGCTACGTGATCCAGCAAAAGTTACCGACGTAATACCAAAGAGTAAGGAGTTATCAGGTAACCGTGTGGTGGTTAACTGGGGTGTAGACGAGGCCCACGTACTCAAGAATCTCGACATTCACGCACCGTCGCCCATCGAAGGCAAGTATAAGTGGACGGGCAAGCACCAGCCGTTCAAGCACCAAAAAACCACAGCAGGGTTTCTGACACTTAACAAACGTGCGTTCTGCTTCAATGAACAGGGTACAGGCAAAACCGCCAGTGCTATTTGGGCAGCAGACTTTCTGATGAACCAAGGACGCATCAACCGTGTTCTTGTGGTCTGTCCTCTGTCGATTATGGATTCTGCATGGCGAGAAGATCTGTTTACTTTTGCCATGCACCGCAAAGTGGACGTGGCTTACGGTACGGCTAAGAAGAGAGCGCAGATAATAGAGAGCGATGCAGAGTTTGTCATAATAAATTATGACGGTGTGGCAATCGCATCCGAAGCCATCGCCAACGGTGGGTTTGATCTGGTCATCGTGGACGAAGCAACTCACTACAAAAACGCACAGACTGACCGCTGGAAAACACTCAACAGTCTGCTTGGCCCTGACAAATGGCTGTGGATGATGACCGGCACCCCCGCCGCGCAAAGTCCGTTAGACGCATACGGTCTGGCTAAACTTGTTAACCCGAAAGCGGTGCCACGTTTCTTTGGTTCTTTCCGTGACCAGACCATGATAAAGGTCACAAATTTCAAATGGGTGCCTAAGCCCAACGCTACAGAGACAGTCTTCAACGCATTGCAGCCAGCAATACGGTTTACCAAGGAAGAGTGTCTTGATCTACCTGACATCATATACACAACTCGTGACGTACCGCTCACTCGTCAGCAGGATAAATACTACAAAGAACTAAAAAATCGTATGGTCATGGAAGCTGCAGAGGAAACCGTCACAGCAGCTACAGCGGCGGTCAACATGAATAAGCTGTTACAGATAAGTTCTGGTGCGGTGTACACCGACGATAAAGAGGTGGTGGAGTTTGACATCAAGCACAGATACAAGGTTCTGCGCGAGGTGATTGACGAATCCAGTAAAAAAGTTCTGATATTTGTGCCGTTTAAGCACACGATCACACTGCTTGCCGAGAAGCTACGTAAAGACAAGATACCTACCGAGATTATCAGCGGGGCAGTCAAGGCTAGTGACCGCACCCGCATCTTCAAAGAGTTCCAAGAAACAGATACCCCACGAGTGCTGGTCATTCAACCGCAAGCGGCAGCGCACGGCGTTACGTTAACCGCTGCGAACACAATCGTGTGGTGGGGGCCAACCAGTTCGGTGGAGACTTACGCACAAGCGAACGCTCGTATTCACAGAGCAGGACAGGATCACAAATGTACGATTGTACAGTTACGAGGATCGCACATAGAAAAGCGCGTATACGCACTTCTAGATAACAAAATAGACACACATACAAAAATTATTGATCTTTACAAGGAAATACTTGAATAACGCATAGTTCACCATTATATTGTCTTTCTCGGCAATGGAAGGACGAAAACATGGCTGATGCGAAGAACGTGGGAGACATACCTGTGCTGAAACTGACTCGGGCTTACCTGAATCTGAAAGCAGCAAGGGATGAGCTATCCGCTGAATATAAAGAGGCTGACGAGAAACTTGTCGGTAAGCAAAATAAAATCAAGAGCGCGTTGCTCGGGTATCTGAAAGAGAACGACATCAAGAGCGTTAAAACTGATGCTGGTACGTTTTACCGTAGCGTAAAACAAAGGTATTGGACTTCTGATTGGGAGTCGATGCACCAGTTCATCATGGAGCATTCGGTGCCAGAGTTTCTTGAAAAGCGTTTGCACCAAGGAGCAGTTAAGCAGTTTCTGGAAGAGAACCCTGACTTACTGCCGAAGGGATTGAACGTGGATTCTGAGTATGCGCTAACGATAAGGAAAGCATGATGGAGCAGTTAGTACCCATAGAAGATGTTGCGAAGCACTTTGGTGTGTCATTATCCACGACCCGTAAATGGGTTCGGGATGGGGTCATACCAGAGAATACCTACATCAAAATAGGGCACACTCAAAGATTTGCGCTGGCGAGTATCGCAGAAGCTCTGTTGAAAGGCAGCGCAGATGAGGGAGCACCAGCAGAAGAAGGGTTCAACCCGACTGACTTTGATCCTGACGAAGATGTGTAATGCGTCGAGTCAGTTTACTGGGTAACAAGTTTACTGGGTTAGATCACCAACCGGACAGCAGGTCAATAGACGTAATCATCGTGAATGCAGCAGGAGTATCCCGCGCATATTACAAAGATGCTTTCGATCCAAACGCCAAACGCTTTCCGACTTGTTGGTCTAGCGATACTCAGAGACCCGCACCCGAAGTGCCAGATGGACAGAAACAGAGCGCACGTTGTATGGACTGTGCTAACAACATAAGAGGATCTGGCGACGGACAGGGTAGGGCTTGCAGATTTAGTCAACGTCTAGCAATCGTTGAAGAGCGTGCGTTAGATACGGTGTACCAACTGCAAGTACCTGCCACGTCGATATTTGGTAAGGCCGTAGGTAGAAGCTCCATGCCTCTACAAGCGTACGCCAAATTTTTATCTGGGCATGGAACGCCCAGTGCAGCGGTGGTGACGAGAATAAGTTTTGATGCGGCTAGTGCTGTGCCAAAGCTGTTCTTTTACCCACAACGACCACTAGAAGAACAGGAACTGATTTTAGTTAGAGAGATAGTGGATGCAGATGACACGTTAGCGGCAATCGCTTTCGACATCACACCACACAACCGTGAAGGTTCGCCCTTCACTGCGACTGAAGGGTTCACGATAGCCAACTAGGAGACCAATATGGCTGACGATTACAAGTACTACACGATAGAGAACGTCGAGGCTCTATACCCAAAACTCGATACCACATACAAGTTCGATCAAATGGCTAATAACGGCAAAGGTGCTTCTGTGAAGTGCGATGCTTTGGATGACAATGCTGCATACGAAATGTCCTTTGTCATGGATGCAACGAAAGCTAAGGCGCTACATAAGGCGATGGCTGTCGCTTACAAAGCTGAGAAAAAAGATGGTTGGCCTGATAAGTTTCCTAACCCGCTGAAAAAGCAGGAAGATGGTCGCTGGGTAGGTAAGGCCAGATTGAAAGGCGCATACGGCAGCGACAAGACAACGCCTCCACTGCAAGTCGATGCTCAAAACAATAAGCTACCGTCAGACTTCCAACTGACCACAGGCAGCATTGTAAACGTGGCATTTACGTTTGTGCCATACGCTATCAACGGTTATGGCGTTAGTTTGAGGATTAACGGCGTACAAGTCATCGACTACAAGCCTTTAGCGGCACGTTCGCCTTTCGGCGTCGTAAACGGCGGCTTTGTAGCGCAACCTGATAACCCGTTTAGTGATACAACTCGTAGTACGATAGATGCGCCTGAAGATGATAGCGATGACATTTTCGGTGACGAACCAGACACCTCTCAAGTAGAGGAACCAAAAAAGGTCGTGAAGAAATCTGCCCCCGCACCCAAGGAAGATGACGACGATCTGAGTGCCATTGTTGAAGGTTGGGATGACTAACCACTAACAATCACTCCGCTGTGACTAGGGGTTCTCCTTTCCCCGAAAAAGATGCGCCGACATCTCTGTCACAGCGTACCCTCGGCATTGGGTGCAAGCATGAATACGATAGAATTTTTACACTGGGTGCTACCCCCAGAGGGGACGTATGTCCTCTTTCGGAGCAACTCAACATTAGGCAGACATAGGCAAGTATATTTTCAGTCGCTGGATGAACTAGCAGAGGCGGCTGACTACTACGACTCAGAAGGTTGGGACACCTATTTCGCATTAGGCAACTTTGCGAGAGATACCCGTCGAGCAGAAGACGTTAAACAGCTTAAATCTTTTTTCCTAGATCTAGATTGCGGAGAAGATAAAGCAGCCGAAGGCAAAGGGTTTGCCACGCAGGGGGAGGCGCTACGCAGGCTGCAAGATTTCTGCACATCTTTGGAGTTACCAAAACCTCTTATAGTTAACTCTGGGCGCGGTATGCACGTCTACTGGGTTCTATCAGAATCTATACCAGTAGAGCAGTGGAAGCCGGTAGCCGAACAGTTCAAACGCAAGTGTAGAGACTTTGGATTAGAGATAGATCCAGCAGTGCCAGCAGATGCTGCGCGAGTGCTACGGGTAGTGGGCACACACAACCACAAACCTGAAACGCCAGCGCCAGTAGAACTCGTCAATAAAAAACCTAACGCGATTAACTTCGATTTCTTTGCCAGCAAAATAGGTTTGGA